GGGCCGTATAGGCTAGGACAAGACCACCTCTATTAAAGGAGGGGCTTTGAAAAGCCTATTGTTGCTCTGGAAAACGGTAGCCGAAGAATTAGCTACCAGGTGTTGCACTAGCGCCAGCCTTGACTTTAAAACAGTCAAGGATCGATCAAAGAAGGAAGGTAAACCGTTTTTAACGATTACCCTCCCGAATCTCGGTAAAGCGATAGAATTATCACTTGACCAGGGATTCGCAGATCGTCGTCTTTACACGCAATTTAGGTGTAAAGGAGAGCTCCCCCTATTTCTAGGAGGTTTTCTCGATCGTATTTTTGATCGCAATACTGGCTGGCTACTCGATGAACCATGTGTTGACGCAATACTTGCTGTTCGTCAGCTTACGCTGATGTTCGGCAAGATCAAAGAGCCTTGCAGCGATGCAAGAACTCGGCGAGCAATGCGTGATTTTATCGAGTGTGACTCTGACGTGCGTGAATCGGAGGTTCAGTGGATTGACCAAAAAGATCAGTTTACTGAACTCTCCGATGTGCTTTTCCGTAGTCTCTTCACCTCGTTGGACCGAAAGGTCGTACGAGGAGAGATTATACCTAAGCACGGTCCGGGAGCAACTGCCGATCGTCTCGTTGCAAACGAGAAGTTCATGCAGAACTCCTGGACTTCGCGATTGGAAGAAGTATTCCCCTTCGGGGAGTACCTCTTTCCATCATTCTCTTACTGGGAACAGTTCGAGAATGTCGACGTCAGGGAACCCGGAGCGGAAATACCCGTTAGGGTAATTCCTGTTCCTAAAACGGCTAAAACGCCAAGGATTATTGCCATTGAACCTACCTGCATGCAGTACGTGCAGCAGGGGCTATTGGAAGTAATCAATGCAGGAATCAGGGCTAACACCCTCGAAAGGAAGACTAACCATCTTCGATTCCTTATCTGTTCCGATGACCAAGAACCTAATAGAGTTCTTGCAAAGGAAGGTTCTGAATTCCAGAACCTCGCTACACTTGATTTAAGTGAAGCGTCAGATCGCGTTTCTGCTCGGCTCGTGCATGCGATGTTGCGAAATCATCCTCACTTGCGTAAGGCTGTTTTCGCTTGTCGTAGTACACGGGCTGACGTTCCTAGCAATAATGGTTGTGAAACCATTGAACTTGCTAAGTTCGCGTCTATGGGTTCAGGCCTTTGTTTTCCGATTGAAGCCATGGTCTTTTTGACATGTGTCTTCCACGGAATTCAGAGTGACCTTAGCCATCCGTTGACTCAAAAGGATATTAAATCCTATTTGGGTCGGGTGCGCGTCTACGGGGACGATATTATTGTCCCTGTAGGACATGTGCGCTCAGTGATTCGGTCACTGGAGTTCTTCGGAGCGAAGGTGAACCGAGGCAAGTCTTTCTGGACTGGAAAGTTCAGAGAGTCTTGTGGCAAGGAATATTATGACGGCCACGACGTTAGTATCTGTCGTGTCCGGAGTGGCATTCCTTCATCGCTGAAGAACGTTACGGAAATAACCTCAACTGTATCTCTGCGTAACCATTTCTATCGAAGTGGTTACTGGAGTACTGCGAGGTGGTTAGACTCTTTGCTATCCCGGATTTTAAAACATTATCCGGTTGTCGCAGATGAGTCGCCCGTATTGGGCCGTTACAGTTTTCTGGGTTATGAA